GTTGGGTCAAGGTAGAAGATGCTGTTCGTATGACAATGACTAACACTGATCAACGTCAAACTCTTAAAACTAGTTTCATTAACAATACAAACACTAATGTCATTGGCGGAGACACAGTTACTGAACGTCAATCACTTAGCCAAGCACTTAAACCAAGGGCAGATCTATAATGCAATTCTTTTATGATGGTCAAATACGTAGATATTTGGTACAAATAGTACGCCTGTTTAGTAACTTTACAGTCAAGTACGGTGACGGAACTTTACATCAAATACCTGTTAGTTATGGAGATCCAGATAGACAGGCGGCCGCCATTATTAGACAGAACAGCGAGAACGCAATTCAAAGTGTTCCTCGCATTGCTGTACACATCAGTGATTTAAATTTAGATAGAAGTAGACTAGCAGATGCAACCTTTGTTGGTAAACAGCATATAAGAGAGCGTAGTACTTATACCGATCCAACGACTGGAAATTTAACCTACGGTCATGCACAGGGTAAAAATTATACAGTTGAACGTATAATGCCTACACCTTTTAAACTGACTGTAAAAGTAGACATATGGTCTAGCAGTACTGAACAAAAATTACAAATACTTGAACAACTTTTAGTATTTTTTAATCCTAGTTTAGAATTACAAACTACTGACAACTACATTGACTGGACAAGTTTAAGCGTTTTAGATCTGCAACAAGTTCAATGGAGTAGTAGAAGTGTTCCAGTAGGGACACAAGATCCAATTGATCTTGCTACACTAACATTAGAAGCTCCTATATGGATTAGTCCGCCAACTAAAGTTAAAAATCTTGGCGTCATTACCAATATTATTACCAGCATATATGGCAGTATTGGAGATCCTACCGGCAATTATATTCAAGGTCTGGGCACCGAAGGTTTACCAAGCACCGACGGAACTGTTAATGGACCAAACTTTAGCGATTTGTTAAGCACACAGTATACAACTAATAGTGGAAATTTTGGTATTTTATTACTAAACAGTCAGGCTAACATTCTAAATCCTGGCAGTAATGTCAGTGCTCCTAATACCAGTACTGACATACCTGTAAATTATAGTGTACCTGTTAATTGGTCAGATTTCTTAGCCAGCTGTAATGGAACTTATGTTGCAGGTTCAAGTAAAATTTATTTTACACAACCGTCTGGCGCTGAAGTTAGTGGAACATTTACAATAAATCCATTAGACAATACCTCAATCAGTATAAGTTTAGATACTTCAACTTATCCAAGTAATACTATTTTGTCACCAAGTTCAGGAAATAACAGAGCAAGCGGATCTAGTGCTGGCACATTTGATGCCATTATCGATCCTATGACTGTTTACCCTGGTAACGGAATGACTAATTTAGTTGCTGGCGACCGCTTTTTAATTATAGAAGATATTGGCGCAGTAGGAGAAACTACCCTAGCATGGGGCAGTTTCATAGCTAAAGCCAATGACATAATAGAATGGAACGGTACATCATGGACTATTGTCTTTGATGCTACTCAGGGTTCCGACACCTTGCTCTATCAAACGAATATATATAGTGGAGTACAATATAAATGGAACGGCGTAAGCTGGGTCAAATCGTTTGAAGGTGAATATAGAGCAGGATTATGGAGAATAGCGTTATAAAAGAAAAAATCATTTGTAGTGGCGCATTAATTTACGCTAAAAATACTCACAGATTTTTACTTTTACAAAAGGCCAGAGGCAAACACGAAGGGACGTGGGGCTTAGTAGGCGGCACTACTATAGAAGGCGAAAATCCTTGGCAAGGTCTTCAACGAGAAATCGTAGAGGAAATAGGCCATATGCCTGATATCAAAAAAACAATACCTTTAGAAACGTTTGTTAGTAACGACAGCATTTTTAATTTCCACACTTACCTATGCGTAGTTGAAACTGAATTTGTTCCTACGTTAAGTAATGAACATTGTGGATGGGCTTGGGCAATTATGGACCAAGTACCAAAACCACTACATCAAGGTTTAAGAAACAGTCTTAGTAATCGAGCTGTGCGTACTAAACTTCAAACTGTCTTTGATGTAGTGGATTTTATTTAATTATTGACCGTTTGGATTTTGAGCTGTAGTAACTGAACCATCAGCAACACGACCTGCAATAACTTCAACATACTTGTTATGTGAAAGTGGAACTGAGCGAATATTGTGTCCAGCGGCTTGTCTTGCTAAGTGAGTTAGTGCCCAACTGCAATCGGGTGCATGGCCTTCCAAATCTCCTGCGATTTCATCGACGTGCTTGTGACAAATAGCACACACGTGGCTATCATTGTTCCAATCGTCAACTGTAGTACGCATTCTTGGATAATGCTCGTGTTTGTCTGTATTAGTATCATCGAACCATAAATCTGGCATAGTAATCTCCTTAAGGATAACTTTTAACTATGTATTTATTCCAAAAGTATTGTTAGCTCTGGATAAAACTGCTAATTAGTGTATAGCGAGGGATTTTATGAGAAATATGCAAAAAATAGCTGTCGTGGGTGGCGGTACAGCAGGGCTTGTAGCGGCATTAATGCTAAAAACAAAGTTCCCGCATCTTCAACTTGACGTAATTAGATCTGAAAAAATTGGAATTATTGGCGTTGGAGAAGGTAGTACTGAGCATTGGAGCAGTTTTGCCAATTTTATAGGTGTTAAACCTGAAGATTTTGTACGCGAATGTGACGCTACTTTTAAATCAGGCATTATGTTTACCAATTGGTCGAGCAATGGCGATTATTTGCAAAGTGTAGGAGCAGGATATAATCAACTACATCAGAATTATTTGTATTTGTATGCTCACATGATAGCCACTGGAGCAAGTCCTAAAGAACTAGTATTTTCACATTGCTGGGATAGCCTAGTTAATATATGGTTTATAGGGCAAGAAGAAAAAAGTCCGTCTTCACAATATCACTTCGATACTCACAAACTTAATAATTATCTAACAAAATTGTCCATTGAAAGAGGTGTAAGTATCTATGACGATGAAATTGTCGATGTACGAACTGACGGATTTGAACAAATTACCGGATTGACCGGCGAAAAACAAACTTACGATTACGATTTTTATATAGATTCAACAGGATTTAAAAAACTTCTAATAGGTAAATTAGGAGCAACCTGGCGTAGTCATAGCAAATATTTAAAAATGAAATCTGCTATAACATTTCCTTTAGAATATAAAGATGATTTTATTCCTATGTGGACTAAGGCACATGCTATGAACGCTGGTTGGATGTTTACTATTCCAGTTTATAGTCGTACAGGTAATGGTTATATCTTTGATAGCGATTTTATAACTGCGGAAGAAGCAAAAGCAGAAGTAGAAGCATTACTAGGGCATGAAATTACTATAGGTAAACAAATAGATTTTGATCCCGGCGCTTTAGATCGTCCGTGGATTGGCAATTGTTGTGCTATTGGTCTCAGTGCAAGTTTCATCGAGCCATTAGAGGCAAGTAGTATCGGAACCAGTATCAATCAAGCATTTTTATTGTGTGAAAAACTAATAAATTATTCACCTAGTAGTATTAAGAAATACAACGAAACTATGACAACTATCATAGATAACATAAGAGATTTTATTGTACTACATTATATTACAGATAGAAGAGATACTCCATTTTGGCAAGCACTATCTGAAGGAGAAATACCAGATAGTCTAGCAGAGCAGTTGGATCGATTCCGCACTAAATTGCCAACACCAGATGATTTTTATGGTACACAATACTTGCTGTTCAATGCTGTGCATCACTTGTTAGTAATGCATGGTCTTGGATTGTTTGATGTAAATGCTATTAGAAACGAATATATAGCTACAATATCAGAAGATAAGCGTAAGGAAGCGGCATTTGTAATTAATCAAGGAAACACTTTGCCCTGCCAGGTAATTCCGCATAGAACAATGCTAGACGTTATCCGAAATATTCAAAATCAAAATTAATATGCAAAGATTTTTCGCTTTTGGTTGTAGCTTTACCAGATACACATGGCCTACCTGGGCTGATTTACTAGGAGAAGAATGTAATTCTTCTAACAATTGGGGTCATGCAGGTCTTGGAAATCGTGCTATAGCAGAACGTGTAGCAGAAGCTCATGCTAAATTTAATTTTACCAAAGACGACATAGTTATAGTACAGTGGACAAGCCATCTAAGACATGACTGGATGAATACTCGTCGTCCCAATCCCGATTGTAGTAACTGGCATACTAAGGGTAGTATCTATCAAAAGAATAATCAGGAATTATTTGGTAGAAAATGGATGGATATATTTTGGGATGAAAAAGCCTACTATATTAACACACTAAATCATATATTACTCACACAAGGTCTATTAGATAGCATTGGTTGTAATTGGTTTATGACCAGCATGAGTGATATGACAAAACTCAGCATGGAAGTAAGTGCTAGAACTGTAGATGGAGAATTACCTTCGCCAGATTGCGACCTTCAGGATGTATGGATGATAAGTCCAGATTTATTGCCGTATAAAACTAAAATATGGGACGAAAGACCGGACAAATGGATCGTGCCTTTAATGCATATCTGCAATGATACACTCGAAGAACACTACTGGTTTGATTATAATAACGATGGAAGTGAAAAAGGTTACAATGTTTATGAAGGCAGATGGATGGAACCGCATCCTAGTGTTAATCAACATGCTTTGTGGGTGCTGGCTTTTAAGAAATTTATAGGACAACCTGTTGAACTTACATCAGCACAGCAGGATATTGTCGATCAATTTAATTTAATAAAGACTGAAACTAGTTATTACAAAGAATTTGAAGCTAGAGCACATCAAACTAAATGGTGGATGACTAATCGTTATCGAGGATTTTAACACCTTTGCACCAAGGTAAAAACTTGTGAGCTATTTCCAAATGCCCGTCTAACGTATAATGTTCGTTGTCGGGCATTAGCATTTGTGAAATATCAAATCCGATTTCTTTCAAATAAGTTTCTGCTGATTTTTCTACCTTAACAGTAGACGTTAATTCACCGTAGACATTAATATTCTCAGGGATATACACACGATCATTAACACGCCATAGGTACATTTTAATGCCGCGCTCTTGACATAACCGATCCATCAAGAATAATGTACGGCAGTATTCTCTATGTTGCAAGTGTGTCATTAACTCACTCCATAGTTTTACAGCCATATAAGGATCTTTTTGCAAATTAGGACGCCATTTTTTAGGCACATGTTTTAGTGTTTCGTAATCTGAACCGGATACTTTTTGCGGATAAAATTCGTGATCGCGAATAATGCCTTCTTTATCTGCCATATCTTCTGGTATGTCCGACATTCTTGTTATTAATTCATCTTTACTATGTACTTGTGTAAAGTAATCTAAAGGAACATCTTCTGTAAAATCTCTAATGGCAGATCCACTTAGCATAAATCTATTCCAATGTAAGGACTGTACAAACACTTCATCGATATCTAGGTGTTCATCTAAACAGATTTTAAGCCAGTCAGGATAACGTTGTATTGTAGCACCCGACATAGCATATATTATACTTGGTTTATTGTTTAAATTAGCATAAATTTCTGCATAGTTATTACGTTCCCATACATGAGGGAAAGAAAGATACATGACTGTTTCAGTCCAGTAGCCTTGACTATGACTATCGCCTAAAAATAAGGTCTTACCCATTATTCGTTCCAAGGTAACGCTTGAGCAAAATCCCAAAGCGTATCAAATACAGCTACTTTTGCCTTGATATCTCTGTAGGCATACTTGTTTAGGTCTTGCTCGGTGGTTAATCCGTGGCCAGTGCGTACTAATACAGGTTGTGCGCCTATTTTCATAGCGGCTTTTAGGTCACTCATTTTATCACCAACGTAGGCACCACCTTTAAATTTAACACCCTGTTCTTTTTCAGCACGTTTGAACATGCCAACATTGGGTTTAGCAAATATATCAGACTTCATATTAGTTGTGCTGTAGTAAATAGCATCGATGCTAGGGCATCCTGCTTCCCCTAGTAACTGAAGCATATGATTGTTGACAGCATCTACATCGTCTGGAGTCATAATTCCTTTACTAATACCTGGTTGATTAGTAAGGATAACAATATTATACCCTTTGGCTCGAATTTGTGCTACTGCTTCCAAACTCTTAGGTATAGGTACAAAAGCATTGGGATGAGCAATATCTCCGTTATCTTCGTTTATTGTACCATTACGATCAAGGCCGATTGTTATCTGGAATTGGGACATAGCCGTTATTCATACCTTCTAACAAAATAATATCAATGGCCGATTGATGAGGTAAACTACGCAGTACCCTCACATGTTCATTACGTTCAAATAATCTAGTTAAAAACTCTACTCTTGCAGGATGAACATGTGTCATAGATTTAAACACTGGGTAACCTAACTGTACTAGCCATAGGAACCAGTTAACTGGGCTAAAAATAGTATGATCTGTTAATCCTGGAGGAGTTAATCTTTTAAAAGATAATTCCGGATCTACCATTAATGACATGTAATGTTGTTGCATGCCGGATTCTTTCTGTGTTTCTTTTACGTATTGCCAAAATGGTTCCGTACGTTGTGTTTTACTATAGTGCATGTTGACAAAATCAATGCCGTCTTCAAAATATTTGGTCATCTGGGCGTTGAAAAAATCAATAGCTACATCGTCATAGTAGCCAAATTTAATCTTTTCTGTTAATCGCTTAATAGCCACTTGTATTAAAAATAAACCTGTGCTTTCTAAAGGTTCTATAAAACCGGCACTCAACCCAATACTTACTACGTTAGCTTGCCACATGTTGCTGGTATAGTTAGGAGTCCAGTCAATTACTCTAAGTTTATCTTTGTCAATTCGCCCTTGCCAGTAATTAACTAAAAAATCTTTAGCTGTTTCTATGTCTGTAATGTCTTTGTTAAAAACTAAACCAGTACCAAATCTAGTTCTAGTAGGAATTTGCCATATCCAACCGTGATCAACTGCTTCGCTAATAACATAGGGACGCATTTCTTTGTCTTTATCTATGTATTGAACATGACCTGCTATAGCCGTATTACAAAATAGTCTTCCGGTAATGTCAACTTTCTTAGGAGTTTTTAATATACTTGCAAATCCTGTGCAGTCTACGTACAAATCAGCCGAATGTTCTTCGCCATTGTTTAATACTAGATTAGTAATGAGGTTTCCATCTCTTTTGATATCAACTACTGCTGATTTAATCCAGTTAATTCTACCATCTAATTTACGTTGAATAAAATTTACCATCTTTGAACAATCTACATGATAACCAAAACGTTTATCATGCGCTTGCATGTCTACTTTATTGAGTATAGATGATTTATATCCAGTAGTTCCGTATTCTTTAAAAGATAAATGTTGTGTTTGTGCCCAGACATCCCAACTACAGCAGTCTGGATATTCCACATTGGTATAAAAAGGATG